ATCTGGCTGCCATGTACATGGACAATCGTCATGGGATTGGTCTGACCTTTGCGGTCAATACGCGCGTTGGCTTGCAGATATATCTCAGTAGACGTTACCGGAGAGTACCAGACAATAGTATCAGCAGCAGTCAACGTGATGCCGTGCGCCGCAGCGAGCGGCTGGATGATCAGTACCTTTGGATCGGGCTTCGTTTGGAAGTCGTGGATGATTGTTCCACGCCGAGCCATAGGGACTTCACCTGATATGACATCCAGTGAGACGCCTTCGCGTGTCAGGTAGTCTCTGAGAAGTTGAATCGTGTGCCGGTATGGCACGAACACCAGCACTTTGTTGCTGGACTCGTCGATGACTTCTTTGACTACCCGGAGTCGATTGCTTACGTCGAACTCCAACACGTTCTTGTCGTTGGTGTAGATAGCCCCGCCAGAGATCTGCATCAACTGATTGAAGTTTACAGCAGCATTAGCCGACGTAATCTCCTCATCCCCGGACTGAAGGAGGAACTCCTTTTTCATTATGTCGTAGTACTTTTTCTGCTGCGGGGTCATCGGAGCTTCACGATCTACGTACGTCACAGCCGGTAGATCCAAGCACTCTTTCTTCGTGAACCTGATAGCTGGCTGTAACGCAGCATGTACTCGGTCGGCGGCTTCCGGTCTTGGAATCCACTTGAACCGCGTGAGCTGGTACATCACCGACTCTCTAAACGTCGTAGAGAACTTGGGCACGTTGTCCGGGACGCATAGCTTAGCCAGCCCATACGCATCGAACGGGGACTGCGCAGCGGGAGTGCCGGTCATCATCCATAGCCACGTTCTTGAAGTGACTAAGTTTTTCATGGACTTCCACCGTTTGGTAGACGCGCTCTTGTAGCTGTTGGCCTCGTCAATAATGATGAGGTCGAAACCCCCTGCGGCAATCTCCTTCTCTACGATGTCTACACCGTCGTAGTTAATCACAACGTAGTCGTAGTCTCCGGCAATAATTGCTCGGCGCTTGTCTCGGTTCCCATGGGCAATACCCACGGTGCGATGCACAGCAAACTTGAACAGGTCCGCTTCCCACGCTGCCTGCATGATGGAGAGCGGGCAAACGATGAGCACGCGGCTGATGTACCCTTCTTTCATCAGGTAGTCCGACGCCCAGATAGCCGAAGCCGTCTTGCCTGTACCCTGCTCGTTGAAACAAAACCCACGGGAATGCAACGTCAGAAACTCCGCCGTCGTCTTCTGGTGGATCATGGGAGGAAACACCCCCGGCCAGTCGTAATCCCTCATAATCGGCGAAGGCACGTTCTTGATACGCAGTCGGCGTAGCATCTGCGCCTCGGCCAACTCCCAGTCAACCGCAACTTCGTGGATGTCCTCTTCGACGTTCACTACTCTGCTATTTGGAATAGCTTCGGTAATACGGTGCGGATTCTTGGTCCGCACAATCAGTTGTTTGTTGTCTACAATTTGCATCGGTCAGTGCGTGATAGTTTTAGGGTCGCCTGAAATTTTCTTGGCCTCAGTAATCGCCAGCCCCATCAACTCAGCGAATTCAGCACGGCTTTCGCATTGGTCGGCGACTACATCTTTGAGGAGCTTTACGGCTTCTACGATATGAGGGCTTGGGTTTGTAAGATCGAGCTGCGTTAGATGCCCTAACGCCAGAGCAACTCGCTCGGTAATTACCAGAAGCTCTGATTCTAGTACGTCCAACAGCGATACGGATTCTTCGTCTTTCTTAGGCATTGAGTTTTCTCGCTGCTTCAACTTCCTCTTTGATACCGGTGGACTCTCCATAAGCCATACCACACGCGACAGAGTAGGTAGCTAAAAATTCTCCCTCAGTGTCGCAGCCACCTTTGATTGCGTCGGTAAGTAACTCTATGGCTTTTTTAATGTTGTAATCCTCATCATTTTTCAGCCCAAGTGCGTCTCTCTTCTGGTGCAGAGTAAGGTGCGCTAACGCCAGAACAGCTTTAGTGCCGTTGATTACGAATGTTTCTGGTGTTTTGATCATCATCGTTTCCTCGTTGGCTTGTTTATCTTTACGGTATGGTCAGAGTTTCGGGAAAAACTCCTGTTCTTGCTCGGTGTAGTGAGTTTCAAGTTACCTGCACCGTTGCTTCCGCCCTTCGAGAGCGGAGTCACATGGTCGATGTCCTTACCCTTCCTGTCGATTCCCTTCTTGTCCATCTGATACCTAGCCTGCGCCCGCTTCTTCCTTGTCGGCGCTTCTCCACGTTCCTTCTGCTGCTGATACTCTTTCTTGTATGGCCTCGGCTTGTTGACGTATGGCATTTCAGAATCTCCCGTTATGCTCGCAGTCGGTGACGGGGCACCACTTGCGGCATGTAAAATTAGGGCTCGCGTTCCAGACTCCGGACTCGAATGCCTTATCCAGTCTGGTCGTAGGCACATCCCACTTGTCCCACAATGCGGGGATGTCGTCTCTCTTAAGCTCTACGGAGAGGAACTCTTCAGAGACTACGAACATCAATCCACCCTTTATCTTCTTGATATGGGGGAAGTGAGCGAACGCCGCGAGCGATAGAATTTCCAACTGACTGGGGTCTGCGAAGCGTGCGCTCTTCCCAGTCTTGTAGTCCACAATGAACCCTTGGGTTCCGTCCTTGGGCATCACCATCAAGTCAGCGATGCCTCTCCACCATGCGGTCTTGTCATGGAACCCGCAGGGCTGTTTGTCTTTGGTCAGCCCCATCTCGTACTCGAAGTACTTCTCTCCCTCTATCTCCAGCAGGGCGTCGATGTGGGGCTTTATAAATCCGTACTTCTCAGGAATCGGCGTGCCATCACGCCCGTAGTCTTCCGCTGCCTTGTGTACTTCTTTACCGTAAATCAGGTGCTCAGCATCTGGCTCGATGATGTCCTTGACCACCTTCAGTCGGTGATATTTCCTCGGACACTGCTTGAACAGAGACAGAGAGGAGTAGGACCAAGTTACCATTTTGCAGTCAGCTTCTTCTCTGTAGCCCAGTTCACGATCTTCTTGACGTTGGCTGTCAGCCACGCCGCCTCTTCTTCGATCAGCGCATAGGTGCGCTTGTCGTCTTTCACTACACCATGCAAGCACATGCTCTCGATGTCGTTCAACAGCTTCCGAGCCTGCACGATATGTGCAGAGTAATCATCTATTTCAACACTCACCGTAGCTTCTCCCGATTCCGTATTCGCAGTTTAGTGGAAGCCCCTCGGCCCACGCTGGGGGTCTTCTCATGCAGGATTCTATGTAGTCGGCGGCGGCCTGAGCCTCGTCTTCCGGAACCACGCAGGCTATGGCGTCGTGGACTGTCAGTACTACCTTGTACCTCTTGGCTATCCATGTCATTTGCTCCGCGATGATGCACCGTGCGATTGCCTGACATACGTTCTCTATAACCTTGCCACCGTAAATCTTCTTCCGGCCAGCCCTCGTAAGGTAAGAAAACTCACCGTTAGAGTCCTTCTCCAAGCCGGAGTAATCCAAATGAAAACCACTGGGAAGTAGGAACCCATGCGGCGTCAATGTCAAGGCCCTCGGGCGAACTCCGATGTCAGTCACCTGATTGTCCATCATGGCTTCCAAACACCCCTGTCCCTGCTTCCATAATGCGGGAATCTGACTGTACGTTGTGCGATACGTATTGATGATGGCGCTCGCCTCCAACTCACTCAGCCATACCCCCGACTGTGCAACCTGTATCTTGAATTTTGCAGCGCCCATGCCATAACCGCAGCCCAGCACTACCGTCTTACCCATGAACCGTTCTGCCGAACTAATGTTGTCTACCGGAGTGTTGTATATCTTTGACGCCATGATTTTGTAGGGGTCGTTCACCATTTCTTCCTTGGGAACCCCCGCCAATATCTCGGCGTTGTTCTTCTCAAACACTTCCACCAAGTCGTCCTGCCCAGCCAGCCACGCCAGCACGCGGGCTTCGATCTGGGAGGAGTCAGAGTCAATTACGACATACCCCTCTGGTGCAACGATGGCTTTCTTCAGGGTGTTCGCGTTGTCTCCACGGCTCGGTAAGTTCTGTAGGTTCACTTTGTCGGAACCACCCCAGCGGCCAGTGTGGGCGGCGTAGTACTTGAGAGGCACCGGCAACGGACCACGCTTGGCGATCTCAATGAACCGCTCCGTGCGGGTCTCTTCCAGCGTGGATTTAACTCCCACTCTTGCTGCCGCCACAGCTTGCACCCTCGGGTCGTCGTGTTCCAGCAGCGACTTGAATTCTGCATCACTTTTTGCGAACGCATAGGTTGACTTTCCCGTAGTAAGGGACACCTTGGTCGGCGGCGTAACACCCAGCGACCTCAGTACATCGGCGAACTGCGGGTTAGACGCCAGCAGCCCCGGATGGAACCCCAGCCCATCCAGCAACTGTTCCTTACGGTCTTTAACTTCCTCCAAGTGCTGCTCCAGCAGGGGGAGATCTAACTCCAGCGCCGGTTCACTAAACATCTTCGTGGTAATGCTGATAACTTCCAGCTCGGTAGAACTCACATGCGCCTCGTATACCCAATACAACTTCCACGTAAGGTCCACGTCGTTGATGCAGTAAGTCCCATACCGTTGCAGGTCGTCTCGGCTGAAGTCCCGTCGGCGTTTCCCGAGTGCGTTGATTACCTCGTCACCCTTGACGCCCAGCCCATGCCGCTCCGCAGCGGTCTTCAAACTGCCACTCACCTCTAGCCCATCAATGGCACGGGCCAGCGCCAGCGTGTCCACCCAGAAGTACGGCTTTATCCCCAACTTCCACGTCAGAATGGCCGCGTCGAACTGCGCGTTGTGGGCGATACAAATTGAATTAGCCCAGTCGTACTTTTCTGTAAGGACTTCCTTCAGCACGTCCAGCGGCGCAGAGTAGAACTGCGTCACCTCGTCGTTCACCTTGATGCCGACGCCGATGATCTCGAACCGGTCGTCGCGCACATACTCTTCAGTCGTCAACTTCGTGAGACTGAATTCCCTGTCGTAATAAGTCTCGAAGTCTAATGTTATAAAATGCATTACTTACACGTCAGAATGGACGCGTCGAACTGCGCGTTGTGGGCAATACAAATTGAATTAGCCCAGTCATACTTATCTATAAGGACTTCCTTCAAGACATCGAGGGGCGCGGAGTAGAACTGCGTCACCTCGTCGTTCACCTTGATGCCGACGCCGATGATCTCGAACCGGTCGTCGCGCACATACTCCTCGGTCGTCAGCTTAGTAAGACTGAGTTCCCTGTCGTAATACGTTTCAAAATCCAGTGTTATGAATTGCATTTTTATTACCTCGTTAGAATCCAAAACCAATCTTTATTCGGCGGATAATTCTCTTGCTCCGCCCAGTACCGCTCGTACATCGTCGGACACTCGTACACGAACTTCTTGTACAACTCTCGGTTGCGTTCATTTGAATAGGACCTCGTAGATCTTTTGGTGGGTAGCCTTGATGTCGAGCTGTCGCAGTCGGCGACGCAGTACGTAGGATTCGAATCTGGAAAAGATGCCCGACTCGATCAGCATCCGCCAGCGGCGGTCTGGTTCGGCCAGTGATACGGCAGGAGCCCATGGGGGCGGTGAAGTCAGCTTGAACTTGGTAGGGTCTTGGCTCACGTTGGTGGCCAGCACGGGCTGGAAATGCGTGAAGTCGCTCGGACGGTCTTCCATCCGCTTCAGCACGAGCTTGACCTCCTCGGAACACAAGGAGTAGAGAATTTTATTTAGCATGTTGGTTTCCTTTTTATTATAGGGTAGGGGGGCTCATCACCCCCCATCCCGTCAGGCTTCGTGGATCTCCGCACCGCCCGAAAGCGCGTGCGCCAGACTCTCAGCGTTCTTGGCGTTCACCTCCGCCACGGTGTAGAGAGAGCCTACGGCAAACCGCAGTGCGGCCAGCTTGGACTTGGCCTTCACGTACATCGTCTTGCCGGTCATCTCTTCAGTCACTGAATACAACTTCTTTGCTTGCTCTTTATTAGCCACGTATATATCTCCTTTAGCGGGTATCCGCTTTGAAATACTAACTCTATTCCGATTTAGAGTCAAGGTTTAATCTCACCCGCCAAGCTCTATTTTTGAGCCCCTTACTTTCTAATGCGTCAGCTTTCTCCATAGCAGCTTCGTATTTTTCCTCGGTATCAAAATACCGACGGTACTCTGGGTGAGAAAATTTATACACCGCGACGCGGTTGGGGCTGGTCGTTCGCTTAGGCGTAGTCATGGCGGCTTGTAATAACTCTTACTTGGGGTCAGGGACCCGGATTAACTCAGAAGACTCAGCGCCACAGGCAGCGTAGCCGGCCAAGTCCACCCACGAGTCCCCGTGAATCGGGTTCCCTTTCAGGCGCGCGATCTTCAGCAGCGCCATCATTAGCGCCACGTCATGGGGCTTCAACGAACACCCCAAATAAATAGACCACAGGCCAGCAATCTCCGTGAACGTGTCCTCGGGTGCCCCGTACTGTGTGTTTCTATCTTGCAGTACGCACTCAGCCGCCCGGTCCAATACTTCTTTTCTATTCAT